CCTTCGCCCAATCCGATACCAGCGGCGCGGAACGGCAGGAGTCGCGGGTCGATCGCATCCGGCACGTTTTCCGCGTTGCGCGCGGAGCGGAGGAAATCGCCAAAAGCGACGAACGGCGCAACGGTCGCGCGGTCCTGCCCGACGATCGCACGAGTCGGCTCAGCGACGGTCAATGCGGTGCGCTTGGCGCTCAGAATCTCCGCGCTCACGTCGCCGACACTGGTGCCGGCGTTGACCCAGCCATCGGCGCGCGCGGCGTCAATCCCGTGGTCGCGTGCGAGCGCGAAGATCTCGCTCGTCCGCTTGCGCTCAGCCGATACTGCGGCCGTCGCTGATGGATTCGCGGCCGCAATCGCGGCCAGTTCTTCAGGGGTCATACCGATACTCCTAGCCGATGCGGCTGTCACGAGGCGGAGAGGGGAAACCACCGCTGCGGCCTCTGGCGCCTGCGGTGCACAAACTGCGGTCAGTGCGACGGGCTCGGACTCCGCACGCATCGGGGTCCGCAACGCGGACCCCGAGACGCCGAGGCCCGCGAGCACCGATTCCAACGTGCCGATTCGATCCACCACACCGGCGGCGAGTGCTTGTGTTGCGGTCAGGATGCGACCCTCACCGAATCCGCTCTTGACGGCGGCGACGCTCACACCGCGACCAGCGGCCACGGCGCCGACGAACTGGCCGTAGAAGTCATCGACCATCGATTGCAGCGCGGCGACGGCATCATCCGACAACGGCTGTCCGTTCGCGCCTTCGGCTTTGTACTTGCCGGCGCTGATGACCTGATACGAAACACCTTCCTCTGCGTCGGCCTTCGACGTGTCGGTGTGCGTCATAATGACGCCGATGTTGCCGCTCATGGACGACGGCGACGCCACGATCTCGGACGCTTGCGACGCGAGCCAATACGCGGCCGATGCGGCCATGCCGTTGACGACGGCGACCACTTTCTTCTGCGCCGATGCGGCGGCGATCTGTGCGCCGGCTTCGGCAATCCCTGACACCGACCCGCCAGGCGAGTCAATGTCGAGGAGGATCGTGCCGACGTTCGGATCTGCCGCAGCGGCGCTCACCTGTTGCGCGATGCTTTCCGCGCTGGTGGCACCGCTCATGTCGGTCATCATGCCCGCACGCGGCACCAGTGCGCCGTAAATCGGCACCACCGCAATCGCGCCACGGGTCGCACCGCGCGTTGCATCACGCCGGGCAGCGTAGGGGTCTGCGCGCGGCGGCAACGATCCGCCGGCCGCATGGACGTTCACCACCGCCATCAACTCGTCGAGCTTCGACGGCAGAATCGCCCACGGCGCCGCAGCCATCGCGGCACGGACGTTCGCCAGCTTGAGCCGGATCGTCGGGTCAATCATTTACTTGTCTCCAGCCGCACGGCGGCGCATCTCGCGCATCGCCGGACGACGCAAAGGGGTGGCCGCATCGGCGGGATTCGGCATCGGCAACACGTCCGTCGCGCCCGCGACAGGCGGCTGCGCATCGATGCCGCTGATGTCCACGCCCTCTTGCTCAGCGTAGCGTTGCTCGTCGGCGAGTTCGTCGATAATGGACTCGTAGTCCTCGCCTTCTTCCGCACACAGGCGCGTCCGAGAGCCGACACCGAGCGCGATCCGGCGTTCGGCGGCCTGCAGATCCTTCAGCGGGTCCACCGACTGCCAGCCACGCGGCTTCCAGCTCCGCGATTCGTAATTCGACGCGAGGCGCGAATCGACCGCGATCCGGCCAGACAGCAACGCATACGGCAGCCACGCCTCAAACATCGGATCATGCAGGCGCGGGATCATCCACTGCTGCAGCCCGCGCCATGCGTCGCGCTCTGGCCCTTGACCGGCGCGGAGCGACGAGTAATTGGCGCTCGACAGGTCGCCCGTCAGCGTCATGTACGTCACGCCCGCGCCGCGTGCGATGCAGCGGAGGATCGAGTCGCAGAACGCCGCGAATGCGTTGTTCGGGTGTTGCGGGTTCCACTGCTCGATGTCGTAGCCGTACGGCAACTCGCGAAACTGGCCCGGTTCGGCCGAGAACTCAGTGGCAGCGGGTCCGTTGGTGTCGCTTGGGGCGTTTTCGTTCGGCTTGAGCAGCCCCATTTGCGTCGCGGCAGTGCGTGCGGCCACCAGCTCCGCCTCTTCGTAGCCGTCGAGCATCTGCATGTCCGTCAACACCGGCGCGAGCCACGGCACGCCGCGAATCTGACCCGCGCGAAGCGGCACGAAGAGGTGCAGTAGGTCCGACGCCGGCACGCGCACCCGCGTCCGTGCACCACCCATTTCCGCGGGGTGCGATGTTAGCAAATGGTACGCGACCGCGCCGCCCCAGACATCAAGCTCCACGCTCATGCGTATCTGGTTTTGCCCGACCGACGCCTCAACGTTGTAGTTCTCGTCGAGCAGATCGGTGTCGATCATCTGCGCCGCGAAACCGTCCGCGTTGCCAAACCCGCGCCAGATCCGCACAAGAGCTTCGCCGTCCACGGCCACGGTGCGCGCAACCAGCCGCTCCAGGTCCAGCCGCGACAACCGGCGCGCAACGTCGAAGTTGGCTGGAGTGCCGGCGCGGGACCACGAGAATTCGATGGCGTCATTCGTCGTTGCGACGAACTGCCCCGAGCGCGTGCGGTTCTCGGCGCGGAGTTGGATGCCTTTCGGCCCGATCATGTTGTCGGCGACGGCGCGCGCGAAGCCTTCGGCGTACCCGTTGTTCTCCACCAGCCACCGCGAGCGAGCGCGGAGGATCTGGAGCTGAAAGCGTAGCTCGTGATTGATCGACGCCGTGGGCGTGTTCCACGACGCGGTCAGGCGGGATGACTCGCCCCCCTGCCACGAGGCGCCGATCCGCGGACGAGACGCGCTGGCGCGTTGCAGGCCCACCGCACGCAACGCGCGGTCAATGATGGCGGGGCGCGGCATCAGAATCGCACCGAGTGCACGCGCATTCGGGCGCGGCCGCCGTTGCGTTCTGCCGAAACAATGCCGCCCCAATACGCAATCTGGCTGCGGAGCTGCTCCGGCGTGTACCGCTTCGCGCGGCGCGTCCCGCCGATGTCGTACTCCTGCAGCAAATCGGCGGCTTGCTGCTCAGCGCGATCGAGCCACAGCTTGAGCGTCCGTTCGGCTTGGCTGACGCCGGCCGTCCCCTGCCCGATCTTCGGGAGTGGGATCACGAGAAACGCGCCGGCGGCAATCGTCCGGATGTCCGTCAGCACCACGCTGTCCGTGACCACCAGCTGCCACGAGACGCGGCCGCCTGGCAGCGCGGCGCTGGTCGCGGAACTCAGTCGAATCGACCAGTCCGTGCCAGCAGCAACCGCCGTGCCGTCCACACGCGTCGTGGCGGCAATGAAGCGCACCGACGCGGTAAACCCGTCGCCTGGCGCAAACCCAGTCAACGGCGTGACAGTCCAGACGTGCGAGTCGCCCTGAACGACCTCGGACGGGGCGATCGGTTCCACCGCGAGTGTCATACGGACACACTCGCGGGTCCGTGGTCCCCGTGTTAGAGGGGCGGAAGCCGACTATGCGGCGGAATGTCGCAACCGGCTCCAATAAAGCCGATAGTGCTGTGGTTCATGCGCCGGACGCGACTTGTGCTCGAGATACCCGAGCGACACCAGCGTCGCCATCGCGACACCAGCGCGCTTCCGCTCAATCGGCAGCGCGGACAACTTCACCGGCCGGTGTTGCTGCCAGTCGAGATGCAGCAGACACCAGTCGTACAGCCGGCGAACCGTGCCGACAACCTCAGGATCGCGCATCGCGTCCACCAGCGCGGGAGGGGTAAGGGCGATCACGACTTCCACCCGTTCACCCAGCCGCCGCGACGGACGGGAGCGCGACGGACGGGCGGTGGCGGCGCCACCGATTCGTCGGCCGCAGGCACTGGTGCCGGCGGCGGTGCCACATTCAGCGACGCCACGCCCCGTGCGCCCAGCGCGTAGAGCGCCGCCGTCGCGTACCGCCACATATCCGGCACTTCATTCCGGCGATTCGCCAGCACGCGCGTTTGCCGCTCGTGGCGGCCATTCACGACAATCGGCACGCTAACCTCGGAGGTGAGTTGGTCGTAAAACTCCACGGGGAGGGTGTTGCAGAACTGCAGCGAGCCGTGTGACGGGACGGCCGAGCGCAGCCGAGCGAACAGCATATCGGACGCCGTTTCCACGCCCACCAGCCACGGGCGGCGTTCCTTCTTCGTCGTCGCAGCGGCGGGCTTCGCCACCACCAGTCGGCCACGTCCTGGCATCCCCTTGATTGGGATCACGCGGCGACGGTTGTGATCCAATGCGGCCCAGCGGTGGACGCTCGGACTGAGGTAGCCGGTATCGACGGCGGCAAGGCGCACTTTCATGCCGTTCCGCTCGCGCCACAGCACCGCGTCCACCTGCTCCCACGTTGCCGCCGCCTGCGGATCGCCGTACACCTGCTCCCACTCCAGAAAAAACGACCGTTCGCGCTCGCCCCATCCGACGATCAGCACCTCCACGCGGTCGGCCTGCACATCGAGGCCCGCCGTCAGCATCCGCACATGCGGCCACAGATCGGCGGCGTCTTCCGATCGCGCCTGCAGCGACGACGGCTCCACCTTGTCGTATTCCACCGCGAACGGCAGGCCGAGCCACGTATTCACGAACGTCTGCAGCTTCTCCTTGCTGCCTTTCGCCGCCGCAAACGCGGCCACGACCTGCGACCATGACACCCACGGCGAATACAGCGCGTTGAGGTGGAACCCGACCTTGCGCCGTTCGGGATGCGTCGCGATCCACCGGCCCGCCTTCAGCATGGACGACTTGGACGATTCAGGGATCAGCGCCGCGCACTCCGCGCACCGATACTGCGCCGTCTCGGGGAGTAGTTGCCCGTGCTCGTCCTTGTCGCAGATCAGGTGATACTGGCCCGCGTCGTCGCGCCAGCGGAGCGGCTGCTCGTGCTGGCAGTGCGGGCAGGTCAGATGATAGTGCCGCTGATCCGATTCATTCCACAACCATTCGATCAGCGAGAGATCCTGTTCCGTTGGCGTGGAGACGGCGATCTTCTTGCGGTTCCAGAAGTTCGTGGTGCGCTTGCCCACCAGCTCCCACGGTGAGCCCTCCTTGCCGGTGTTCGTCGGCCAACGATCCACCTCATCACCGAGCACGCGGCGCACCGGACGGGCGGCGAGATCGGCGGGGGATCGTGAGGACGCG